CCCGTCCTCTAGGTCGCCGAGGGTCATCCCGAGTGTGCCGCCGAGGGGCATGACGACGTCGCGCCACACCGCGTCAGCGTCCCCGTCTTCGACGATGTCGGCGTCGACGATCCCGTCCTCGTCCGGCACGACGGGCGGCGGCGCGTCGGCGGCGTGCTCGGGGACCTCTCGGGCGCGGGCCTGCCATGCGGCGATCAGCTCCGCGCGGCGCGGCGACTCGGTCGAGTGCGTGCCGACGAGGTGCTGCGCGACGAACGACGCCCATAGGGCCGTGAGGGCGTCGCGGTCCTGGCACGCGGCGACCTCACCGAACGCGTCGGCGTACGCGTCGACCATGTCGTCCGGCATGTTGTCGGCCACGTCGCCGGGGGTCGAATCCGACGACGCGGCCTCGCCGCTCCCCCCCGTCATGGGGCTCGGGAGGGCGCGACGTCCCTGATCCGTACCCGCCTCAAGCTCCGGCACACCCGCCATTGTCGACACCAGCTCGGCGAGCTTCGCCCGACCGATCCGCAGGTCGAGGACCGGGACGACGTACTGCTTGGTCTGCCCGTTCGACACCGACCGACGTTGAACGAGGTTGAGGGTCGCGGGGACGAGGTCGCCGACGAACGATGCGAGCTCGGCGATCGCGGGGATCTCGGCGGCGGCGTTCCATCCGTGGGACTCCAACCGCCACGCGCCGAGCGACTCAAGCTCGGTGAGCATCATGCTCACGCGGGTCGTCGGACGGGCGACGTCGTGCGCGCGTTCGCGGCGGTCAGGCTTCCCGCGTTCCTTGATCACGATCGTCGTGTCGTCCTCCGCACACGGTCGGTTCGCGAGGGGGAGTTGCATGACCTCGCCGTCGCACCGGTGCACACACCCGCCACCGGACCACGTCTCGAGCCACTGAGAGACACCGCCCTTGAGGACGTTGACCGGGATCGACTTCGCCTCGGTGAACACCTCCCACTCGTCGATTGACCCGTTCCGCCACGGCTGCGGGGTGCCGCCGTAGAGGGCGGCGAGGTCGCGGATGTATTGCTCGTCGACGCTGGTGAACCGGAACGTCGCGAGCTTGATCGGGTTGCCGCGTTCGCCCTTGTGGCCGAGTCGGATGCGGCCCATTTCGGTGTGACGTCGTGCGATGACGGACGGCTTGATTCCCACGTCACGCCTCCGGACGGTCGGTCTGCTCGTGCCCACACCGCGAGCACGTGAACACGGCACGACCGGGCGCGTACCCGATCTCAGGGAAGTCGCAACCGGGGCACGTCGCGTCGACGGCGAACCGGAGTTCCGGCTCGATGTCGTGCGTCGCGTCGGCGGCGTCCTCGTGGTCCCATCGCTGCGATTTCGCGTCGTACGCGATGGGGTGTCCTTCGGTGTCGAGGGTGCGCCAGGTCGGCGCGTCGGTGGTGTTCGTCATGGCTGGTTCTCCTAGCTGGTGGTGGCGGCTGGTTCGGGGACAGGGTGCGTGTCGATCTTCTCCCACGCCTTGACGTCAGCGCGGTCATGGAACCACCGTTGCAACTCGACCGCATGACGGAACGCCTGGTTCACGTGCTCGTCGGCAGGCAACGGGATCATCGCATGATCGTCGGTCCGCAAGTTCAGGATCGCCGCCCCGGCGTACTCCGGTGTCTCCTGCTCGGTGTCGTCGACCAGGACCGTCCGCGGCGCATACCGGAGCCCCGCGAGCTGCAACGGCTGGTCGGCGTACACGGTGTCGGCAGGCTTCGTCAGACTGGTTTTGATGTCGATCAGCCACAACCGGCGAGCCCGCGTGATCTTCCCCGACAGCGGGTCGACCGGAAGCTCGACCGCGACGTCGAGCGTCCCCGCGAACATCAGATCGCGGTCGAACACCGTCGTCTCCACCGAGTAGACGTCACGGTCGACGTCGACCCCCATCGCCCGCAGGAACATCGCATATTGCCGGATGAAAGGTTCAACCTGCTCGTCGGGCGGCAACGGTTGACCGAGGAGCCGCGCGGCGGCGTGGTAGTGGACTGCGGACCCGAGGTCGGCTTTCGTCTCCCACTCGTTGCGGTGCTGGTTCTTGATCGCCGACGTGACGCAAAACCGGCACTCGCCGCACCGGGTCGCGACGGTCCGCTGCGAGCATGGTTTCGGTCCGCCGTCGGCGGGTATCCCGACGTCGGGTTGCCGCGAGGTGGCGATCATGCGGGGTAGCTGGTCCCATGCGGCGGCGGCGGTGACCTTGACGGCGGCGGGGACGAGGGCAGGTTTCGCGACGACGGATTGGGCGTTGGTGACGGACATGTAGAGCCGGTCGGGGTCGATGTCGACGCCGAGGGGGCATCCGTCCTGACAGGGTCCGTAGTAGCGGCCTTTCCCGCGGACGTCGCGGGCGTGAAGCGGCGACGTCACGACGCGTCCCCTTCCGGCGGAATGACGCGGCCCGCATCGAGCCTGCGGATTTCGGCGGGCATCCGCACCCTCGCTGGTTCGCGCGCCAGGCGTTCGATGTTTCGCCGCGTGCTCTCGTAGAGCGTCTGCCAGTCTGGCGCGTCCTTCTCGGCGGAGGCGGTCATCGGTAGTCCCAACGAACGCCGTCGCCGCCGCACGTGTAGCAGTCGCGGACGTCAGCCGGGTCGCCGGACGCGGGGAGGATGACCCCGTGCCCGCCGCACGACTCGCACGCCTCGATCCCGTCGGGCGGGAGTTGGTCGACGACCTGCGGGTCGGCGGGGATGGTGTTGGTGGTCATCGGTGCTGGTCCTCTCGGCTGGTGGCGGTGCGGATGATTCCGACGATAAGGGCGACCACCGACACAACGATCAGGAGCTCGGCGGCGGCGTGGTGGAGGGCGGTCACAACGCGTCCAACGGGGCGAGCCCGCGGGGGAGTCCGACCTTGTCGAAGTTGTCCTGCGCGGTGGCGCGACGCTCGTCGGCGACGATGCGGTCGACGGTGGCGGCGCGTTCGAGGACGGCGAGTCGGCGGGCGTACTCGATCGCGTCGGCGGCGACGCGGGCCTCGTCGACCTCGGGGTGACTGGTGGTGGCGGCGATGGTGCTCATGGCTGGTGGTTCCTCCTGATTGGCTGGTCTGACCAGGATACGTGAAACGCCCTGAAACGCGCAAGGGAATCGGGAAACTACTCCTCGACCACCGTGAGCGCCGGACGCGGAAGCTCCCGCGGAACCGGGTCGTACCACGTCACGATGACCCGCACCGCACCGAGACGACCAGTCGCATCGACATGCGTCCCGTGCAACTTCGCCGACAACGGCACACGCTCCACAATCTCGAGCCCCGCCAGCTCGTCACACCACGCGCTCGCGTCCGCGGCGACGGTGAACACGTGCACCCGATCCGAGTCGGCCCGCACCGCGATCTCCTGCGGCACCGGCAACTCGAACTCGTCGAGCGCGTCGGCCAGGGCGCCGAGCGCCCATCGGAACGACGCACGGTTGCGATGGAATTCGTGGGGGTCGGTCATGGCATGATTCTCTCTGTCGGAGTTCGGTGGCTGGTTCGTGAGTGTTCTCGGCTCCTGAGTGTCCGGCGATGCCCTCGGGTCCGTTGACGAGGGGGACTGGCTGGTTCCCCACTCTCCGGACTCGGGGGCTTCCCCTTGTCTCGGCAGTCCTGGCACACGCGGAGCATGTAGTGGCGGGCAACGCGGTCGAACGCGGCGTCGTCGACGGACATTTCAAACCACGTGCCGTCGGCGTTGCGTTGCGGGTATCGACCGCACTCGCTCCGAGGTCCGCACCGACGTCGCGACCCGTCGGGGTTGTGCCACGACGGGCGGTCGGTGTCGATGATGTGCGCGGTGTTGCTTCCTTCCGCGACTTGCCAGAACCTCACGAGTCGAGGTCGTCGGCGATCGGGATGTCCGGTCGACGGATAGCGAGCGGTCGGACCTCGAGGGCGTCCGCGGCACGGGCGAGGTTGACCTCGTCGAGCTTGCGTCGACCGGCCTCGATGTTCGAGAGCTGCGGTCGGCTGATCCCCATGAGTTCGGCGAGCTGAGTGCGGTTGTATCCGCGGCGTTCGCGGAGTACGCGGAGTGTCTCGCCGATCCGCTCGTCCTCGGTCGGGTGCTCGGTGGTGGTGTCGGTCATGGCTGGTCAATCTCCTGTCGTGGTGGTGAGGTCGCCGCGGTCGGCGAGTTCGGCGATGATCGCGGCCCGCAGGTCGTCACGGGTCGCGGCGGACTGTCCGAGCGCGATCGCGTGACCGACGGTTAGCGGGATGATGGTCGCGTCGAACCGGTCGGCGGCGGCGATCCGTTCGAGCTCGTCGCGGAGCTGCTGGGTCGGCTGCTCGAGGAACACCTCGAGGTCGGGGTAGCCCGCGATCTGCGGTTCGCTGCTAGGCATGGCTGGTTCCTTTCGGCTGGTCACCCGAGTCTACTGAAACGCGGTGAAACGCGCAACGGAACGGGTCACTGGCTGGTGAAATGGTGGAGCAACGTAGCGACGGCGGCGGCGGACTGTCGGGGGACGACCCCGTTCCCGCACAACTTGACGACCTCGTGCCACGTGATGTCGGGGACGTCGGTGACCCATCCGTCGGGGAGTCCCATGTGCCATTCGTCGAACCGTGCGGACAGTCGGGTGTTGCCCTTCGGTCCGACCTCGGTCGGGTCGGGGGCGGGACGTCCGAACGCGAGCTCGGCGCGGTGGACTGCGGCGGCATACGGTCCCCACTTGTCGGAGCCGGGTTCGACGCGTTGCGGTCCCTCCCCGGCTTGCACGAGTGGCAATCCCTCTTGGATCGACCAGGCGACGACGGAGAGGGCCGGTCCGTGGCGGGTGCCGGTTCGTTCCTGCACTTCGGCGCGACGGAGGAGCCACTCGTCAGGCGACTCGGTGTTGCCGCTATGGAACGGGTTAGGGGTTGGGAGGAGCGCGTCGCCGTCGTCGAGCTGGTGGACAGCGGACGGGAGCATGAGGTCGCCGGATGATCCGCGCTGGTTGGGTCCGCCTTTCGTGCCGTCGGTGGCGCGGGTGGTGGGGAGGAGTCTGACCTGTCCCTCAACCTGCCCGCGGCGGGCGGACTCGGCGAGTCGGTCGCCCTGTCCGGATCCCTTGTGGTCGCGGGCGGTCGGGGTTCCGAGTAATCGTACGTCGCGTGTGATGCCGCCGTTCTCGTGGGCCGCGCTGGGTTCGCCTTTCCAGTCCCGCGCCTGCGGGGTGCTGAGGAGTTTCGCCTCGCGCCCTAGGTTTCGAGCGTGACCGTTCGCGCTGGCAGGGTCGGTTACTGAGGTGGGGAGGAGTGTCGCGGGTTGTCTCGTCGCCCCATGTCGGTGCGCACCGTCGCGTCCGTCAACGTCACGTCGCTCGGCGTAGACCCGCCGGACGAACTCGAGTCCTGACTCGTCGGCGTCGGCAACAGGTCGACCGTCTCCGTGTTCGACCCGCCCCTCGTCGCCCGTGGAGTAGGCAACAACGAAAACTCGGAACCGCTGATGAGCGGCTCCGACGTCGGAAGCTCGGACGCCGTACCATCCGCCCACGTACCCGAGGTCGGAAAGATCTCCGACCACACGACCAAGGGCCCGGAGAACAGGCTCTCCTCGTCGTCGTCGCACCTGATCCAACAATCGAGAGTCGAGTTCCAACGCGCTATCGGCGGCGGCGGAGTAGGCACCACGGACGTTCTCCCATACGACGAGTTTCGGACGGAGCTGGGCGATCGCCTCACGCATGGCGACCCAAAGATTCGAGCGGGTTCCCTCGGTCATCCCGCCACGCTTCCCAGCGTTCGAGAGATCCTGGCAGGGCGACCCACCGGTGAGGACGTCGACGGGTTCGACCGTCGACCAGTCGACGGACGTGATGTCGCCGAGGTTGGGCGCGTCGGGGTAGCGGTGCGCGAGGACGCGGCACGGACCACGATGGGGCGTGTAGTGCCCGACGTTGCCGTCCTTGTCGACCTTGCACACGTCGGATACCCACGCGATCCGGGCGGGTCCGAGTGCGGCCTCAACGCCGAGGTCGAGTCCGCCGTACCCCGAGAACAGGGAACCGATGGTGTACGTCATGCGAGGGCTGCGCGGAGTTGGGCGAGCGCGACGGCGACGTTGCCGTGCACGGTGTCGTCGTCGATGCCGTCGAGTCCGACCTCAAGTGCGTCGAGGAGCGCCGCGACCTCCTCGGCGTCGAGGAGCGCGGACGCGCCGCCTTCGTACACCGCGACGGGGGTTCCGTCGTCGCTGTCGTACACCTCGTTCCACGAGTTGTTGATCGCGGTCGTGATGGTTTCGTACGTCGGCGCGGCGTCGGATCGCTGCGGGTTGTCGTCGATGATCGGCGACAGGATCAGGGCGTATCGGGTCATGGCTGGTTCCCTCTCGGTGGCTGGTCCCCCAACCCTACGTGAAACGCCGGGAAACGTGCAAGGGAATCCGGCAACGTAAAGAAATCGCCGAACACGAGACAACCACCCCACCTCGTCGGCATGATTGTGCTCGCACCCCACACCGGGGGGAACGGGGTGCAAAGCGAGAACCCCGCCACCAGGCACCATCGGGGGGAGGTGCCAAGGTGGCGGGGTTCTCTTTGCGCGAACCCGCAACCAGGGGGACCGTGTCGCGGGGCCGCTCCGGGGTTCTAGGGACCTGTCACGCTGCCATGCTCGACAGCGTTCCGCAACACCTCAAGTTGGGGATGTGTCAGCCGGTGACCTGAGCTTGCATCCGCTCGGCCCACACCGCCAACGCCGACGGCGTGTTCTCGAGGTAGTTGTTCCCCCGCGCCGACTCGAACCACATCGAATACGCGACCGGCTTCCGCTCGAAGTAGTCCGCGATCCCCTCGGTCCGACGCGTCAGCTCGGCCACAGTCAACGCCGGTTCCTCCGGGTCGACCGACACTCCCGTCTCCCACGTCGCCGGGATCAGACCCTTCGACCCGACCCACGCGAACGCCGGGTCGAACACGTCGTCGACGGACCGCTTGCCGTTCGACCAGTACGGGTCGAGCGCGCCGACCTGATACACGCCGACGGCGTAGTAGTGGTCGGGGTGCGACGGGTCCGACGGCCCGAGCTGGAACACGTAGCCCGTGCAACACAACGCGTGCCGGAGGTTGGGCGCCGCGACCGAGTCGAGGATCGACGCGAACTCGCCGTGAGCGTCCTCGACCTGCGCGGCGGTGTAACTGCCCTTCCGGATCTTGCTGTCGACCTCGTGGTCGCACGACACGTCGAACGTCTGACCCGTCCGGACGGCGAGCTGCTCGAACTCCGCCTTGAGCGCGTTGATCACAGTCGACGTGCCGCGGGCCAGGGCGACGACCTGTCCGTACGACACCGCGACGTGTGGCGACGGACAGCTCGCGGCCTTGCCGAAGTCGGTCGAGGAGTAGACCCGGTCGACAGGAAGGGGCTCGGGGATCCCGAACGCCTTGCACACGCGCGCTCGGGTGGTGGAGGTCTGTCCGGAGCCGCCCTTGGTGGCGGGTCCGGCGTAGACCGAGAACACGGTCCGCGCGGGCGGTGGCGGTGTCTCGGGGTTCCGTTCCCGGTACGCCGCGAACTCGGCCTCGAGGGCGGCGTACGCCGTACGGTCGTCGGCTGCCTGGTCGGACCGTCCGAGGTCGTACCCCGCGGAGTGAGCCGCGTCGAGGGCGTCCTCGATCGCTGTCGTGACGGCTGCGGGAATGGTCGACACGTCAGCCACCCGGAGGAGCCGGAGGGGTCGGGGTCCGCAGGAGCGCATGGCCCGACTTGTCCTCGATCAGCACCCACACGAGATTGAGGACCGCGATCATCCCTGCCGACGCCGCCGAGACGAGGAGAAACGACAGGTTGTGCGCGTCGGGGAACCCGCGTTGCCCGTTGGTCGACGCCCACGCGGTGACGTCGTTGAGGAACCCGAGGAACCCCGGTACGGCGATCCCGACGAACGCGATCAAGAACGTCCGTACGGCTCGGCGTACGGCGTCGCTTCCGATCATGGTGACTGCCCTTCTACTTGCGCCCGCCGCGGTGGCGGGCTGCGATCTTGTCGGCCCACGCCTCAAGTTGACGCGCGATGACCGGGTGCCCGTCGCGGAGTTCGCGGCGAGCTTCGTTGCGGAGGAACTCGACCCGACGATCCCACGGCCACGTGACGAACGGGTCGGGGGCGGGGGGCTTCGGAGCCTCCGGCCACACGTCGACGTCGTTGTCCGTCTCGCCCCATCCCCACTCGTCGGCGCCGCACCACTCGAGCATCCGGGACCGGCGTGCGATCCCGCAAAACCCGTTCTCGTGGAAGTCGGTTGTCGACACCAGCTCGGCGCCGAGCTCGAGCCACGTGTGTCCGGCGCCGCCGTTGAACGCGAACCCGATCGCGGCACGGGGTACGCCAGTGGTCGCGGGGTTGGTCTGATGGTGGAAGGGGCGGGAGTGGTGTCCGGCGATCGCCGCGGTCGGGTAGAGGGCGTCGATCTCGAGGATCGGACCCCTCACGGTCCGTTGGCAGAACCCGACGCCGACGAACGTGCGATCGTCGCGGAGTTGCTTCGCGTTGGCACATCGCTGCGCCTTCGACGCGGCGACCTGCGGGGTCGCGGCGAACCCGCGGGGCTCGTCGTCCTCGTCGTCGTCCTGCGCCTCGAGGTCGGGGAATGGCGCCGGTTCGCCGTCGTACGCGCGCTCGATGTCCTCGTCGGTGATCCCGTCGGCGGGGTCGAGCTGCTCGCGGATCTTGGCTACTGCGGTCATGGCTGGTTCTCCTCAGTGGTGGTGTCGGATGATGGAACGACGCCGGATCCCGCGGTGGTCGTACCCCCGCCTCCGGTCGAGCATGGTGCACACCCCGCGCGTCGCGACGAACCCCTCGATCTTGCGGAGCCGGAGGGTACTGCGGGGCGGGACGATCAGGTGCAACGGCATACCGACGCCGCGTACCGACCGTTCGATCAGGTCCCGATTCCGTCGGAGCCGTAGCTCGCGATTGAAGTCGCACGACAGGTCGACCTCGTCGGGTGTGTGGTCGCGGATCAGTCGGCGGAGGATCGGCCCGAGTCCGCGGAGCGCGGCCAGGTTCGCGGCACGCTGCGCGCGGCGGTAGAGGTGCGCGGGGAGGTGCCCGCCGACCCGCAGGAGCGTCGCACCGGTGACACGGTGGCGGAGTAGCGCCCACGTGAACTCGACCGACTCGCGGTTCGAGACTCCCCGTTTCCATGCGGGGGTGCGGACGGACTCGATGTCATGCTCGAGGAGCTCCCACACGTCGGAGTCGAACGCGATGATCGTCTCCCGACCGACCACCCCCCACCCTGCGGGGAAGTGACGGGCGAGCCCGATCCCCTCGGTCACGACCGCGACGGAACACTTCGACGTGAGCTGGTCGACCATCGCGCGATCCTCGACGTCGGTCGCGTCGAACCGTCCGGACTGGTGACCGTCGCCGTACGTCACGTCGGCGACAGGCTGGTCGCGCATCGTTGCTCCCTCGGTGTGGCTGGTTGCTCCCACCGGTGAGCCTACGCCCGGACACCCCCGCTAATCGGGACCGTCGCTAGTTGAGGTCGCGGATCGACTTCCCGATCGAGAGCCCCGACTGGTCGTCGTACCGGACGACACCGCTGTCCGACGTCCAACACAGATTGTACGCGCGGCGGGTCACGTCGCCGTTGTCGGAGAGGAACGACCCGGTCGAACCGATGATGTCGGCGACCGTGCCGCGGGTCATAAATACGTCGACCTGATCCCACTCGTCATGCGTTCCGCAGGGGCGGTCGTCCGCATGGGCGGGTGGAGATCCGACGAGAGTTGTCGCGGTGATCAGGACAGCGACGATCAGGTTGCGCATGGGGTACACCTCCCTGGTTGATTGCACAATAGCCCATCGGGACCGTATTTGATCTAGTCGGCGTCTCGGTTCCGGTTGAGGTTCTGCGCGCCGCGCCACACCGCCACCTCAAGGGCGAGGAGCCCGAGCAGGATCACCGGGGCCGCGGGCGTCAACGCGTAGGTGCGGGACAGGGCATAGACCTGGCCGATCACGATCCCGATCACGACTAGGGACACCCCGGTGTGATAGATGACCGCGTCGAACAGGGTCAGATCGAACGGCCTCTCGACGCCCTCCGCACGCTGCGCCCGCCACGAGGTAAAGAACCGTTGGAGGAAGATCCCTTTCGTGTAGAGCAGCACCCCGGACACGAGCATCGTGAACAGGCGAGTCCCCTCGGTGAGCACCCGGTCACTCCCCGTCGGGTGTCGCGGGCGGTGTCTGCAACGCCTTCGGGATGTCGATCGGCAGGGGGAGTGGTCGACCACATTCGGCGGCGGCGTTGGTCAGCGCCCGCGAAAAGTTGTCGGACAGCTCCGCCCGGATCCGGACGGTACGCCGGAGCTTTGAATAGTCGCCTTGGTCGGCTTGCTGCGAGAGGACGACGTTCGTCACGTCCCACGGCCCGTTATCGGCGGTGATCAGCGCGGCGACCAGCGACCACGCCTGGGTATTGCACTCGCCCTGTCGGGTGTTCTCGTCGGCTTGCGCCTGCAACTTGAGGTATCCCGGCACGGCCACGACGGCGACGACGGCGAGGGTCGTGATCGTGTTGTGCCGACCGAGGTATCCCCAGAACGCGACCAGCTTGCGAGCGACGTAGCGGTGCGGCATCAGTGGACCCACTTTCCCGTAAAAGCCGAGACGATGATCGCAGCGGAGACGACCAGGATGAGCCAGCAGATCAGGACGGCGTGTCGATTAGCCAGGTGGAGCATCATCCGTCGTCCTTTTGCTTCTGCTCGCGACGGGCGACGTCAATGCGAAAGGCTGCCGGGGTGAGTAGTCCGCCGATCAGGATCGTAATGATACCCGCGTTCTGCGGCCCGACGACTTGGAAGACGAGCAACGGGAGTAGCACCGCCACGATCAGGACGTCGCGTAGCGTGTCCCAGCTCACGCTAACCCCTTCGTTTCCCCCGATGGTGTGTGGTCCCTCCACCCCGACACGGTAACCCTGATCACTGGTCGCTGTCCGAACCTACGGTGCCGACACGGGGTCAGGTGAACGGGTGGATCGTGGTTCCGTCGGCGTCGAGCCAGCCGAGCACGGTGAGTGTTTTCGATCCGTCGGCGTACCCGACGACGGTGAGGGTGGTCCCGTCGGCGAGTTGGATCGTGGTCCCGCCGCCGCCTCCGGTGCCGACGGTGCCGTCCGCGGTCGCGCCGGACGTGTGAGCTCCGGTCGCGGAAGCGACGCGACCCAACGCGCCCGCGGCGGTCGCCCCGGACGTGTGGGCGCCGGTCGCGGTCGCCGATTTGCCCGCTGCGCCGTCCGCTGTAGCGCCTGCGGTGTGGGCGCCGGTCGCGTCCCGTTCGCCTGCGACGACCCCGCCTGCGGTTCCCCCTGCGGTGTGTGCGCCGGTCGCGTCGCCCGAGAGTCCGGCGACGACCGTGCCGGACGCGGACGCCCCCGCGGTGTGCGCGCCGGTCGCGGTAGCTGCCGCGTCGGCGACCCCTGCGGCGGTGGCTCCCGACGTGTGGGCGCCGGTGGCGGTGGCGGACTTCCCGACGACGCCGGTCGCGGTGGCGCCTGCGGTGTGCGCGCCGGTCGCGGTGACGGTCGCGATCCCTGCGGCCCACATGTCCGCGACGTCGGTCGGCGACAGGTTCGCATTGAACAGGGTGATCCGGTCGTACCCGCCCGCGTAGAAATTCGTCGTGCCGGTGTTGGTGCCGGACCGTCCGAACCGCAAGGGCGAATGGATCGTCGAGAACGCCGCCGCCTGTGTGTATTGGTCGACCTGCACGCCGTCCATATAGAGGGTGACCGTCGTCCCGTCGGTGGTGAGGACGAACAGGTGCCGCACGTTGTCGTTGACCGCCGACGATGCGACGGGCGACGCGCGGCTGGTGTTGACGTTCGCTCGCGTCGAGAGGCTTGCGCCGTTGCTCGCGACCAACCATCCCGCGGTGCTGGTGACCGAGTCGCGGCACATGACCGCGTCAGCTGTCTTGCACCAAAACGCGACCGCGCCTGCGGTCCCGAGGATCCCGGTCGTGGGAACGACAACCTCGGCGGTGTTGCCGTCGAACAGGACCGACGTCCCGCCGTCGTTGAGGAGTCCGGCTTGCGAGTAGGTGATCCCGCCCGCGGCGGCGTATGTGCCGTTGCTGCCGACGGTGGCGGCGGCGACGGTGCCCGATGCGTCGTCGAGCTTCCAATCGCCGACGACGCCTAGACCGGCGAGGACACTGTCGTAACTCATGGCCCGGTCCTAACCGGAGCCGTCAGGCTGCGATGGGGGTGACAGTCAGGGTGAGCGACGTGAGGGTGAACGTGTTACCCGATGCCCACGCCTGCGACGCGGACAGGGCGATCGACCGCCAGAACGTGCCCGCCGTCGACGCCGACCACAAGCTGATGTGTGACAGCGTCTCCGAGGTGCCGCCGTTCGTCCACGGCCCGGTACTGCCGGAGGACGACTTCGTGCCACCCGACGACGCGCCTGTCGTGCATTGCTTCCGGGACGTGTCGCCCGCCGCCGCCGCCGTCGCACCGGACGCGCCGGGGTCGGCGGTGTGGAGCTTGACCCACGGGTCGTCGAGAACGTCCAACCACGCATCGGCGATCGCCGACGCAACACCGACCGTCATCGGTCAGCCCCCTTCGCTGCCGCCTTGGCTTCGGTCTTCGTCGCACCCGCCGCGACCGCGTCCGCGATCGCTTCCTCGAGCCGTCCGTCGAGGTGCGCGAGCTGCTCGACGACGCCCGCACGGATGGTCGCGACCTTGGTCACGTTCTCGAGCGCCTCGTCGGACGACGCGAACCGCGGTCGCTCCTCGACGGCTTCGTCTGTCTTCGGACTCACCGGTTCGCCTCTTTCCTGATCTGCTCGATCGTCGTGTCGTCGAGCCCCGCGGCGCGGAGCTGCTCGTCGGTGTGCTTCGCCAGTTCGGACGCGGGAACTTGGATCGTCTCCGACTTGCCGTGAACGGTCGTCAGGAGGTTCCCGTCGGCGTCGCGGACCTCGCCGGTCGCGACTGCGGTCACCTCGAACATCGCTTGTGACATGACTACGGGCCTTCCTCGAGGATGATGGTTTTCGGGTGTAGCCCCGCGGGTGGTGTGCCGCCGTTGGGGATCACGTAGACCGGCCAATGCGGATGTTCTTGGCTGGTGGTGTCGATCGTTTTGAGGAGCGGGACGTCCTCGGTGTTGTCGACGAACATCCGGTGATCGTCGGTGTCCGGTGCGACCGACGGCGCCCCGGCGTCGGGGGTGACGGTGACGTACGGGAAACGGTTGTCTTCGGCCCTCACGACCCGCCACCTCCGTATCCGTAGAGCCAGTCTGTCCCGTCGGACGATTCGAGCGGCTCGGGCGGGCTGGTGACCCCTGATGCCATGAGCACCTCACGAAACGCGACGTTGGCGGAAGTCTCCCACGTCGCGCGCCCGTTCTTGGTCACGAGAGTCGCGTCCGTGTCGGCAGGGCGGATGGTGTGCTCGGGGAGCCGGATCGGTGACGACATCACAAACCACCCTCCACGTACTCAAGACAGATCCGCGCCGACCATACGTCGACGGTCAACGTCCCGTCGTTGTCGGGCGTCTCGAACCCGTTGGTCACGAACCGCAGACACCTCGGCCCGGTGTGACCGGGGTCGGTGCGCGTGAGCCTGGCCCACACCTCCGGCAACGTCGGGTCGAGGATCGTCGACAGGGGGAACTCGCGGTACACCGGCGTCAGCGTCGGGTCGTTGGGGAGCTCGATCGTCATTTCGAGATCCGTGAACGGTGCCAAGCTGCCAGGGGATCCGCCCGTAAACCCGATCTGGAACGCGACGTACGCCTTGGTCGGATCACCGGTGTCGCCCGTGTCGTGAGCTGCGCCGTAGAACTTGAGCACACCGCCGACGACCGACTCGGGGTCGGCGGAGAGGGCGGGGATCCATCCGTGCGCGTTCTTGGTCGACCCCGAGTCGACGAGGGTCGCGCCGGTGGTGTCGCCGCTGGTGTCGGTGGCGGGGTCCTCGGCCCATAGGTTCCCGCCGACGCCGGTCCCGTGGATCGTGCCGTTCGTGTAGACGTCGCCGGGGATGAGGCACTCGGTCGAGGTGGTGCAGATCTGCTTGACCCGGAGCCGGGAGAGCGCGCCGACGCGGTCGGACTCGACGGCCAACACCGTGTACCCCTCGGGGACGCCGACGTCGGGGTCGTTCCATCGGACCAGTCCGGGACCGGTGAGGATCTCTTGCGTGTCGCTGGTCAGCCCCATCCACCCGTCGTAGAGGTTCCCGTACGCCTCGCCGTTATTCCAGTCGTCCTGCTCGTGACCGGGCCGGAACCCCGAAAGGATAATGAGACGTCCTCCGATATCGTGCGGCGAATCGGGGTCGTAAGTCGCTTCGATCAGGAGCGGTTTAGTCGGGTTGATTCGGATTCGGTGGAAGTAAAACTCCGGATATTGCGGGGTTCCCTCGACTTCGATCCCGTGGATAACACCATCCTCGAATATGCCGTACGGGTTCCCGTCGCCGTTGAGGAACATCGTCGCCGTGGACAGGTCGACGTCGTACCACTCGTCGCACGGCAACGCGATCGCGTCGTTCCGCTCCGGGTCGATCCACGCGTACTCGACGTCGACCCGGTCGCCGATCTCGAACAGTCCGTCGTCGTCGGGGACGGTGAGCACGAACCCGTCGCGCGACCACACGATCCCCGGCTGGTAGACCCCGTTCCAATACACGTGCTCGGAGTTGAGCATCGGGCGGTGCGTGAGCTGCACGACCACGGCGCCCGAACTCTCGACGACGACGCCGTCCTGGTCGAAGTGGACCTCCCGCCCCGGCTTGTCGGTGCCGTGGACATCGGTGACGGTGAGTTGCCCGTCCTCGTCCTCCTCGAGCGTGACGACCTGACCGTTCGCGTCGTCGTCGGTGTCGCCGATCTTCCCGAGGACCCCGTACGACACGACCGCGGGGAGGGCGTCGCCGCCGAGATCCTGTCCCTCGATCTCGACGTACACGATCGCGTCCGCGACGGCGTCCTCGGTCGCGGGATCGTAGAGGTAGACCACGTCGCCAACCTCGAGGGCCTCGGTCAGTCCGTCGGCGAGGGTGACCGTCCCGGCGTCGTCGTCGCACGTGAGATAGGGGAGCAGTGTCGCGCCGGAGACGTCGAGCACACCGTCGGCGTCGAGGAGCGCGCCCACGATCAATCGACCGTTGTTCAGTGGCGCGTCCTCGTCGAAGTCGCCGACGTCGTCGACGTGCAACACCGTGTCCCCGATGCCTGCCGCCGCGGTCACCACCGACCCGTAGTAGCTCGTCTCGGGGGCGCCGCCGATGATCCGCCCGATCGTGGTCACGCGACACCCCGCGAACCCATGCGACGACGCGGCACCGACCGACGGACCGCGCCGATCGTCATCGCCGCCGCGTCCGGTCCGAGCGGGTAAGTCACCTGACGCATCGTCAGGTGCGCGATACCCCACGGCGCGTCGGCGGACACCATGTCGCGCTCGCGGCGGATGAGGTGCGGGATCGGTAGGCAGTCGATCGACACGTCGACCAGGACTCGCATCGCACGGTCGCGGCGGCGTACGGCGATCGCCCGCGCGCGTTTCTTGGATCGGATGTGGGGGTTGGTGTCCTCGGCGAGCACCCGGAACGGCTCGTCGTGCCACGCGAGTTTGTCCTCGTCGAGCGGGTGCCCTGGTGGGAGCTGCACGAGCCCCGACGTGACCCGACGTTTCGACCCCTTCGGCTTCCCGCCGAGCACGACCCACGCGTTCGGACCCTCACGGGTCGACCGTGCGACCTGCGGGTCACCGAGGAGCGCCCACCGCGTCAGGTGGTGCGTGGGCCGCTGCCGTGGCTTGTCGAGCCGGAACGTCCCCCCGGCGTCGGGGTAGAGGTGTCGGTCGAGCGCCGTCGCGAGGTGGGTCGCCTTTCCGAGATAGGTGTCGGTGCGGTGGGTGGTGAACCCGCGGACCTTGCGGACCTTCCTCTTGCCCTTCCCCTTGCCCTTCCCGTCGCCGTCGTCATCGTCGCCGCCGTCCTTGCGGGTCACGCCGACGTGAACGTGCACCTTGGTCCGCTGCGCGAGGTCGGGGATCCGGTTGTCCCGCGACCCCGCCGCCCGGAGGAGCTTGACGATGATGTCGGTCATCTTCGTACGCCGGAGCCACGCGTGGCCCTTGCGGACGGTGCCCATCGTCAGTCGGTCGGTGCCGTCGACCTCGAGGTGCACGACCGGACCGTCGCGACCGAAGTCCCAAATCGGCCCGTACTGCACGACCTCCTCGACCCACTCGCCGTCGAGTTCCATGATCTGCCGCGAGTCGACAAGCTGGATCTTGAACTTCCGGTGCATCGACGCCTCACCCGGCTCGTCCGGCTCGAACACCAGCGACCGCGTCGGCTCGATGATGTCGAACGTCGCGACCCGCGACGGCGACGACTCAGTGTCGATGGTCACCTCGCCGGACAGGAACCGCGGCGTCAACGACTGCACGAACTCGTCGTCGAGGGTGAAGATCCGCACCTCGATCCGGCGACGGTGGGACCGCAGGACCGCGCGGTCGTACACGTCGCGCTCGTCGGGGGTGAGGTTCGCATACTTCACGGCCTAGTCGCCGTTCTGCTTGAACGTGAACGTCACCCGCTGCCGACGGTTCGCGTCGTCGAACGTCGAGTGCGGGAGCGCGGCGAGGTTGGTCAACTCGGCGGGGATCGACATGTTCGCCCACACGAGCTGCACGGTCGCGCCAGTGTGCTCGGCGAGATTGTTGATCCGACGGGCGTCGGCGAGGGCGTGGCGCGTCAGACCCGCTTCGTCGGCGATGGTGCCGTCGAACTGTCCCGACACCCCCTCCTGTGAGTAGTAGATGTTCACGTCGAACCCCGTCGCCGGTGGCTGGTACGTCGCGACCCGGTCGGCCCGTCCGAACTGGTCGAGCGACGCGACGCCCTTGAGAACAATCGGGTCGATGTCGAGGTCGACCGGGATCAGCCAGAACCCCCGCGGCTTGGTGGTGTACGTGACCGTGTTCGACGCGGCGGACCGGTCGCCGTCGTCGACCGCGCGGACCTTCCACTCGTGGGAGTTGTACGGCTGCGACAGCCCGTAGTCGGTCCATGAGTAGGTGCCCGACACGACGGTCACGTCGTCGGAGTCGAGACGTGCGACGATCTCGTCGTCGCGGAAGATCAGCCACGCATCGGCGGCGGTCGACCGGTGCCAGGTGAACAGGAGCCGCGGGTCGCCGGTCGCGACCGACGCGACGGTCAGGGAGTCCGGCGCGGTCACCCCGAGGTCGTCGTCGTAGGTGACGTCGACGACCTGCCGCACGTACGACGGGAACCCGATCATGTCGGCCCGCGCCCGCGTACCCCACGCCCGCAGGTCGACCCGGTACGACGCGTCGTCATGCTTGAGGATCCGACGCTTCGTGTCGGGGTCACGGAACGGGACCTCGATCTCGAACGGACCATCCCGCAGACCGGAGTCCCACAACGTCTCGAGCCCCGCGTCGAGCACCCGAGCCCGCCACGTCGTCATCGTCTCCCCGGTCATGTGAGCTTCCAAGATCGGGGTCGAGTCGCCGATCACACCACCCGTCGGGGAGTCGACCACCAGGACCGGCATCGCCTGATACTCCGACGCGTCAGTCCAGTCCGACCACTCCGACTCATTCACCCCCGACGCGTCACGGGACCGCACCCGCCACCGCAGGACCCCACCGACGGTCAGGTCGGTCCAGTCGCCGTCGTCGGCGAGCGGATAGAACGGCTGCACGCCGGTAACCCATCCGGTGTCGAACGCGGGCGACACCTCGTCGGCGTCCGGGTCCGCTTGGATCTGGAACCCCCCCATCGCTGCCGCCGACCCGCCGAGCTGGGTGGGGCGCCACGACAGGTTAGGTGTCGGGGTGCCGATGTAGTCGCCCGAAGGGTGCAACTCGGTCGGCTGCTCGACCGGGTCGACCGCCTCGATCAGCAGCTCCCACGACGGCTTTCCCGAGTCGAACGCGTACCACAACGACTCGTCGTCGCCGGTCGCGTTCGTGGTGAGGAACAGACCCCGCCAGGTCGCCGACCCGTCCGCGACCGCCGTCGCGATCTCGAGGATGTCGAGCTCAACCGCGTCGCCGTCGGAGAACGAACCCGACAGGATCGTCGTCACCGACATCCCGAGGTCCGGCGCGTGGTTCCAAGTCGTTTTCTGTGTCTTCCACTTCTCGATGGGGAGGTGTGCGGTCACGTGCTGGGCCACGAAACCAGCCTTGACCCGTCCGATCAGGACAGCGGAGGTGACCACGAGCCCGCGGATGTTGGTCAGAGGGATGTGGATCCCGCCCTTCCGCTCCGACGCCTGCAACCGGATCGTGTTCCCCGACGCGTGCGGACGGTTCGGGTGGTCCTCGTCGATCCACGTGTCGGAACCCGACGTCGGGTTGATGATCACGACCGCGCCTCCTCGAACCTGTCATCCGCTGCGCGTTCGGTGTGGTACACGTCGCGTGCCACCTCTCGGGCGATCCCGTGAATTGTCGCCGGACCCCACGGCGTATCGAGCGTCCCTGAGACGCTGAGAGGGCCTAGGGCGCCCCCGGAGCCCGACGACGGACTCGGGGTCGCCGGGGTGCCCCAACGGCCCACGGTGCCGCCGTCGGCGTACGCCGGGATCCGACCCATTGCACGGTCACGACGGAACTTGTCAGCCTGCCCGCGCCGGTTACTGATGATCTCTTCGCCCGGAGCCGCGAACACCAGCGTCTTGTCGCCGTACGGGAGCCGCGGGCCAGGGACCGTCAACCCATCCGCACCGGTCAACGTCCGCCCGCCCGTCGACCGAGTGACGTCACCCTCACGGGATCCGACGACCCGAACGTGAATCACCCGATCGCGTAGCCCGAGCAACGCGCGGTTGATCTTCCCGAGCTCGCTGAGTGACTGCTCCGTGCCGAGCAGCGACATCGTCGTTTTGATCAGCTTCGGCGTCAGGTTCATTTTCTCGAGCATCTGCTCGACTTCCTTGCGATTCAGACCCGCGGCGTCGGCCTGATCCAAGATCGCCTGACGTCCATCCTTAAGCGCCTGCGTCATCTTCCCCGCGGGGACACCGGCGTTAGCCTGCGCCTCGATGAGCCCCTTGAGGTTGGTCACCTGAGCACGGATCGCGTTGCGGTTCTGGATCGCCGCGTCGGTGTTGCCGGTCAGGACACGGTGGTTTTTCGCGAGGGCGTCGTCGAGGTCGTTTAGCCCCTGGTGGAACGCGTCGCGGGCCTGACCGAGATTCAGGATCGGGTCGATCAGGGAGTCGAGTGACGACGTCAGGGCGTCGACGCGCTGCTCGGTGGTCAGCGACTCGTCGCCCATGTCGGCAATCGCGTTCGCGACGGCGTCGGTCCGCGCCGACACCGAGTCGGCCCGGTTCGTGTACCGGACGATCTGATCGACCAGCTTTTGCAGCGACCCATCCCCACGTGCGGCGGCTTGCTCGAGGTCGTCGACGCTGATCCCGAGCGCCAACATCGCCGGTTGTGCACGGTTCGCGGTCTGCTGCAATTGGGCGGTCGTGGTGACCAGCGACGACCCGCCCGCGCCGGTGGTCCGTCCGCCGAGCCCCTCGAACAGTGACCCGAACGCGGTCCGGGCGTTGTCCTGGGTTCGCTGCAAGTCGACGACCGCGTCCCCGGCTTCCTTCGACGTGTTGGTGAACAGGTCCCCGATTGCCGTGAGCCCTTGCTTGGTCAGCTCGACGGGGTTCCGCGTCCCTCCCGGCGTCCACGCATCCTGCAATTCGCCGGTGTACGCCGCGGTCGACTTCCGGAGGTCGTCGATCGACTTCGACTGCGACGAGAAGTCGATCGACGTGCTCGCGCCGTCGCTCGCTTGCTTCGCCCGATTCAGGGAGTCGACGAGGTCGTCGTTCGCATGGGACAGGTCGATCGTCAGACCGATCGCGCCGCCGACAGCCGCACCGAACGGACCCGCCAGGGAACCCGCCAGCGCCAACGACGCCGCGTTCGTTACCCCGAGCTCGTCGGACGCCCCGGAAGCTACGAACGCGATCCCCGCCGCCGCCGCGCCACCCTTGAGCGCCGTCCCTGCCCGAGAGCGGAGACGCTCTTGCGACATCGCCACAGATCGGGACGGGTTGGTGAACGACGCGCGACCAGCCAACGCGTACGCCCGTGTCACGGCCTGAATGTCGGCGATCGTCGTCCGCGACCAACGGGTCGTTTGCTCGGTCAACGTCCCGAGCTTCGTCCCCATCTGACCCGGCGCCCGAGCCATACCGAGGAACGACCCCTCGACCTGCACTCCGGCGAGCTGCGCGACCCGCGTGAACAACCGGAGCGCGACCAGCGCCCCGAACAACGGCGTCCCGAGGTCGGAGTTCGCGATCCCCGAGATCACCTCGAGGAGAGTGGTCAGAACGTCGATCGTCGGGCCACCGAGCGGAGCGACCGCCGTCGCCACATCGACGAGCGTCTTGCCGGTCTGACCGAGGAGCTCGACCACCCGCGGCCCGTTCTCGCGGAGGTAGTCGAGGAACGCCTGAAAGTCCTTGGTCCGGCGAACCGACGTCGCCCAACGGTCAAAGTCTTTCGCGAGATTCAGGATCCCTTGGTCGATGTCGTCGGTCAGGGGGTCGAACCCGATGATCAGCTCGGCGAGCCCGTGGGTCACGTGACCGACAGACCGGGCCATGTCGTCGAGCGCGGGGGGCGCCTCCCTGCCGACGAACCGGAGGAACGGGCGCCACCGATCCGACGACAGCGACCGACCGGTGTCGCGGGCCAGGTCGCCTAGCTCGAGCCCTACCCCGTGGAGCAACCGCTCAAGGAGCGGCAGGTCGTCAGCGGCGGACCGGATGCCCGCCGACAGACCAGGGAGGAACCCGTCAGCCGCGGACCGCTGCAACGCTTGGAATTCGGGAATCAGTCGGTGGAGCTGCAACACCAGCCGTTGCGCGGACGGTGGGAGCTTGTCGAGCTTTTGGTGTAGGGCCTCGAGGTTCGCGTCGGTCGGCTCGAGGGCGTATTTGTTCATCGCCGTCAAGGCGTCGCCGACACCATGCAACGCGAGGACCGCGGTCCCTCCGCCTGCCGCGACGAACGTGAGGTTCGCGCCGAGTGCGGCGGTCAGGGGGATCGCTTCGGCGACGATCGGGATCAGCGCCGGACCGATGCCGAGCGCGATATCGAGGAACACCCCGAGTCGCCCCGAGTAGCGGTCGATCGACTTCGCACCGTTGTCGAACTTCCGCGACGTCGAGTCGACCTCACGCCCGAGCGCCCGCGTCGTCGTCGTGGCACGGGTGCCGGACCGGGCGACCCCATCGAGCCGCGTCTCCGTCGTCTTGAGTGCCTGGTTCGACGCCGTGATGTTTCGACTGTCGGGGACGGCGTGGTCGGTCGCCTTCCGGACGAGCTCGGCCTTAGCCAGATAGGACGCGATGTCGGCGTCGAACCGGACGGTCACCGACCGGATCTGCGCCTGACTCATGCGGGCTAGTCTCCCTTACGTTTCGTCGGCAACGGCGGAAGCGGCTTGACCGAATAGTCGCGGGTGTCGCGGACCATCGGAAACACCTTCGGCTCGGTGTGATCCTGGCCCTTCTCCGATGCCATGCGGGAGTCTACGGCGGAGCACGCGTAGCACTCGACGAGATCGACCTCGTACCACCCGTCCATGTCGGGGTGCCATGCGATCGCGCGTGGTTGACGGCAGTCCGGACACAACGACTCCCGGTAGAGCCTCCACGCAAGGATGAGCGCCCGATCCTCCTGCGACCACGACGACGCCGCGATCGTCCGCGTTACGCGGTCGGGGTGCTGCGGGTCGTCGTACAGATAGGTCGTGACCGACCGGCGTCCCCGGAAGTACGACGGCGAGACGCCGAGACGCTCGCACTCCTCGAGCTCTACCCGAGCGGACCACGACTCGTCGCGAGCGAGGAGATCAACGATTTTGGGATACTCACCCCGGATTGAGTGTTGACCTGCCACGCGTCCCGCGCGAGCTCGGTGATCACCGTCGACCCGACACGTGCGCGGAACCCGGCGACCTTGTCGCTCGGAATGTGGGACTTCCCGACTGTGGTCGCGTCGATGAGGGCCGCGATCGCTTCGGGTGGGTACTGCTCACCCTCGGCGACGTTCGTGTCGCGGAACGCCTTTCCCCACTTCGCGTCGAACGCCTGCCACGCGACGTCGTCCATCGCCCGGAGCCGGATCGTCGAGGAGTGCTGGAAGTACGCGCGTTGCACCTTGAGCAGCTCGGCAGACACCACGCCCGCCGTCCGCTCGTCATCCGTGCGCGCGGCGCCGTCGTCCCCGTCGCCGACCGCGGCCTCGGCAGGCTTCCCGCCTCGTGCCACGCGGGCGAGATCGCGACCGTGGGCGTCGAGCAGGGAGTCAAGCTCCGCGGTGAGGTCGTTGATTGTCGCCTCAAGGTCGGGGCGACGGAACAGTCGGAACGACCGCTCGGGGAGCCGTACGTCGGCGGACAGGAACTCGTCGAGGTCGAAAACGTCGTCGACGATCGACTTCGTGTCGGGAATGTCGGCGGCGGCGTCGATGTCTCCGAGCGGGTGTGTAGCGGTCATGGCTGGGTTCCGTTCTGCTGGTCGAGGTGAGATCCGAGGAACGCGGTCAACTCCTGCGGCGGGTCGACAAGCTCACCATCGACGAGCAACCGCGTTGGCATGAGGGTGAGGTTCACGAGCCACCGCTGGGAGTCTGGATCCGGGTGCGGAACGATTGAGAAATCGTGACGGCGGACGTGTTTGGAAATGTCGTGTCCGTCGACTTCGATCTTCGCTGTCCCATCGGGGCGAAATTCGATGTGCATCTGCATGGCTGGTGCCTTTCGAGTCGGTCGAGTCGAGCTGGTGGGTCGAGTCTAGGCGTACGCCGTGACGGGCGGAGCGACTCGAGGACTCACGCCCGTCACGGGTTGAGGGTCGGTCCCCGCTTCACGGGAGCACGGGACCGACCACAACCGAACCGATCAGGGAGCGGCGGTCACCGTGAATCCGGGCCACCCCGCCTGCGGCTCGAAGACGACGCGGTTCTTGATGTAGCCACCCGCGTCCGACGGCGCCTGCGGCGTGTCGGAGAGCAGCTCCATCCCGAGTCGACCCTCGTCCGCTGCCGCCCAATCGGCGGAAGCGAGCTTGCCGTTCTTGCGGGTGTAGACCCACACGCGCGTTCCCTTGACCTTGACCGCCTGGTATCCGGCGTCCTCCGTCGGGTCGACGACGTGAGTCGTCTCGTTGAACATCCGGAAGAACGTCATCGCGGCTTGGTAGTTCGACCGACCGAGCGCGTTCTGGTTCTCGACGTCACCGACAGCCGGTTCGCTGATCTTGTCGGAGTCGGTCGCGGAGAACACGTAGTCCGACAACAGGACGTTGTCTTGAATGTCGAGCCCCGCGTTCAGCTCGTCATCGGTCGGGGTCGACGGGTCGACCGGCGCGTCGGTGAGGAGCGTGATCTTCTCGTGTCCGTCGCCGAGTGACTTCGGCATGGTGGAACCTCCTACTCGCCCTCGGCGGGCGAATCACTCGCCCGACACGGTGTCGGACGAAACTTCGGGTGCGTCGGTGTTGGGCACCGACGACATGGTGTCGACGTGCGGAGCAGCGGCGGCGCGGATCCGGTCGAGGATCGCAGGCTTCGACCGGGCGCCGGTCAGGTCGACGTGGTTCGACTTCGCGTGGGCGCGGAGCTGCGCGATCGTCCACCCGTCCGACGGCGTCGTCTCGTCGACCACGGCTCCGCCCTTCGGCTCCGTACGTCGGAACGGCAGCATCAGGAACGGGTTGTCGAGGTAGTGCCGCGGAACCGAGTGCTTGCGACCCGTCGCCTTGCTCCACACGTTCACGAAATCCATTGGTCACCAGCTCCTATCGAGTCGCTCGGCACCGGTAGTCGAGCGGGATGTAAAACCGTGGCGGGGACACCGACAGGTCGGGCCTCACTGATCCCGCATCGTAGCCCGCAGGGGGCTCGAAACGACCGAACACGACACCATCGACCGCGGGTGTCCAGTGGTAGAGGAGCGCGTCGACGCGGTCCGCGAGGAACTCGGCGTCCTTGCGGTGACCGCCGACGCACGTGACTTGACAGCCGTATCGGATGTCGCCGTCGTCGCCGGAAACCGACGGCTCGACCCCACGTTGCGACCCGAGCGGGTAGAGCACGACGTACGGCTTGACCCGCAGGTCCGAGACGCTGATCGTCGGCGGGTCGTCGGGGACCTCGGCGTCGTACACGGTGACACCGGACAGGGTGCGGAGCTTGACCAGGACGGCGTCGGTGATCGGCGACCGTGCGACGAGCGCCGTCACCGGAGCATCCCCTCGACGGCACGATCAGCGAGATCCTCGATCAGCCCCGACAACCGCTGGTCGTACGCCGGACCGAGGTACGGCTGCGGACCCATCCGCGAGGTGCCCCGCTCGACATAGTCGCCGTACTCCGCGGTCGGGCCGACGATCCATCCGAGTCCGCCGTTCTCCTCGTCGAGCGAGATCGACGACCGCAAGTTCCCCGTGTCGACCGGACAGAGCAGCATCGCCCCGCCGACCACTTCGTACCCGCCACCGAGGACGATCCCGACAGCCTCACCAGGGAACGCCGCCACATGCCGACCCATCGCGTCGGCGAGCTGGTGCACCTCGGACCCGTCAACCGTCACCCGCATCCCGCACCCCCCTAGTCATTGACCGTGGCGATCAGGTCGCGCGTCATCCGGTCAGTCCCCCGGACAGCGTCGGTCACCGTCAGCGTACGACCCTCGAGGAGCGGGTCGTCGCACGTGACGACGTCGACGAGCGCGCCCTCACCGAGCAACGGATCGTCGAGCCCCTCGAACCCGACCGGCAGGGACAGGAGGTAGCCGGTCACCTTCACGACGTCACCAGCGACCACGACACCCGGCGACATCGACTGGTCGGCGCCGAGCGGCTTGACCGCGGCGGGGACCAGCTCGGCGAACGGCTCGAACGGGACCGTCGGCGTCGTGCCGGTCGTCTCGTCGAAGTCCCCCGGCGTACCGCCCGCCTCCCGGATGTTCACCGTCGCCGACGCGAACCCATCCGCCACGACACCATGCTCGAACGCCCACCGCTCCGGGAGAACCGCCGTCCCCGGACGCCCATACGCGCGACGCGGCCTCACGGGTACGTCACTCCGGGCCACCCCGACAACTCCGGTTCGCCGTAGCACGACGGCACGGTGTCGACGATGTCGAAGTAACCCTCCGACGACTCACCGGCGACGACCTGATCACGGAGCGACTTCGCCAACGCACGCATCGCGTCCGCGAGCTTCGCACCGTCGGTCGACTCACCCGACGCCGTACGGATCACCTTCGACGCGAGAGCTTCGTTCAGGGCGTTCGTCTCGATCGCGGTCGCGGCGGCGAGCTTGATCGCACCGCCCTCGAGGTCGAGGTACGCCTGCACTTCCTCGTCGGACAGGACGAACGTGTGTCCCTCGTCCTCGGTGCCGTCGCCGTTGCCGACGTCGTTGAGGAGGAGCCGGAGTCGACCGATGTCCGTCGTCAGGTCGTATGTGTTCGGCACGGCGGAGCCTCCTGGTCAGTCGCCGCGGACCTCGCGTCGACCGGACTTGTCGTCGGGACGCTTCCGCGGCTGGGGTTCGGTGTTGCGGGCGATACGTGCGAGGAGCCCCCGGAGCGACCGGCGCGGACGCTGGTCGTTCTCCGGGGGCTCCTGCGACTTCACGTGACCTGTCAGGCGCCCTCGGACGCGTACACGGCGTCCGTGAACCCGACGTTCCCGCCGACCACGTGACGGACGCGGTACTGCACGTCGTCACGCTCGAACGAACCCTCGGCGGGGTCGATGGTCTGACCACCGAGGGTCATCCCGGCGTCGGCCTTGACCCGCAGGTCGGGCGACTCGTGACCGCGGAGGAACGTCTCGATCACCGCAGGACGGGGACCGTTCGGGTCCGGGAGCAGCGCCCACGACGTCTTCGCGTTGGCGTCCTTGTTGATCGCCGTGAACCACCGCGAGACAGCGAGCTTCGGCGTCACCGAGAGCCCGTTGCCGACGGTCAGCGACTCCGTCCCCGACACGGTCCGACGGATCTCGGTCGTGTTGAGGATGTTCTGCGCGGTCAGCGCCAACGCGCGCGGCACGAGGAGCACCGGGTCGCCGATGTCGATCGGGTTCCCGTCCTCGTCCACGACATCGCTGATCGACTGGTACGCGGCCTCGAGGTTCGCCGCGGTCAACGGCTTGTTGTCGACCGAGTCGAACAGGTCGGAGTTGAACCCCGCCGAGTCGACCACGACCGACATCGCGATGTAGTCCTCCGTCGCCGTGGCTCCGCGGGTCAGGGCGCCCGGTGCCCGCGAGAACGCGGACAGGTCGTCGTTGACCTGCATCTCCCACGACCACTGCAACCGGTTTCCGTACTTCCCGAGCAGCGTCTCGAACTCGGACTCGTCGAACCCGCGAGCGGGGTACTCGTCGAGCTCGGGCACGATGTCGAGCTTCGCGCCGCCACCGAGGAAGTCGATCACCTTGGTCGGACGGAAGTCAGGGTTCACCTGACGCGTCGCGAACATCCGCCACTCCGGCGCCGCCTGCGCGTACCGGGTCGCGAGCGACCGGGACAGGTAGTCGCCGAACAGGACCGGGAAGTCCGACGTCGACAACGCTTCGTACATGCGGGAGCGGGCACCGGTGCCGCCCATGATGCCGTGGAAGTCGGCCAGGGCGTACCGGTCGCCGTTCACCGCACGGGCGAACATCTCCGCGACACCGGCGACGCGACGCTTGTACGCCTCGTTCGCCATGCGCCGGGAGTAACCGGACGTCCCGCCTCGGACAGCTTCCGCGAGAGCGGATCGCTTGGTCTGCTTGCTCATGTTCTCGATCCCCTCAGACCTGGGCCAGCTCGACGGCGATGACTTCGCCCGCGGTCGTGCCCTTGGGCTCGATCGCGTAGCCGAACACGGGGTTTGCGCCCGAGTTCGAGGTCGTCGTCAGCGTCTTCGTGGAGGTCACGTAGTAGATGGTCCCGCCGACGGCGACGGCTGTCGTCGTGGCGATCGCGAACTTCCACGCGCCGTCGAGCGCGCACGTGGCTTCGTTGTCGTTGTTCCCGCCCTTGCCCTCGTCGGTGAGCACGCACACGGGGAGCGCGCCGACCATGAGAGGAGCACCCGACAGGGTGCCGTCGGGGACGGGGAGGTGCCGGGTCCGCGACGGCGCGTACTTCTGGTTCGTCGCCACGGGTCAGCCCTCCTTCACGAGCAGGTCGCCACCGAAGTCGTCGAACGACTCCGCCGCGAGCTGATCCATCGCCTCGAGCGGGTCGAGGTCGTCGGGGATCGCGCTCCCGTTGCCGTTCGACTCGGTCGCGACCGGGGCGCCCATGCCACGCACCCGAGCGGGGGCGGCAGACTCACCGATCTTGTCGAGCGCCTTGTCGAACGCGGTCCGGGTCGCGGACTCGTCGACCACGCCGTCCTTGATCACGGCCTCACCGAGAATCCCGCGACGCTGGTAGTCGTCGAGCTCGATGCCCTTGTGAGCGTCGTCGGCGAGCGACTCGCGCATGATGCGCGACACCGTCGACGTCCGCTCGTGGCGGGCGACCTTGTCGCGCGCCTCGTCTCGCTCGGACTCCGCGGTCGTCGCACGCGTCTCGGCGGCGGTCGCCTTGGCTTCCGCCTCCTGCACACGTCGGTCGGACTCGCGGAGACGAGAGAGCTCCTGCTCCTCGATCTGCGGCATGGTGCCGTCCTCCTGTTTCAGTGGATCGCCCGATTCTCCGACCGGGACGTACGTGGTGACCGGGCGAACCTCGGTCGGTGAACCGTCGAGGGTCACGGTAGCCCCCGACAGCGTGTAACCCTGCGCGTACGTGGCGCGCGAGTCTGGCGAGTTCTGACAGAACCACACCGTCTCGTCGTCGAAGTCGATGACGTACACCCACACGTCCTCGTCGCCGTACGCGTCGACGAGCTCGGCGTCGAGCAACGCCCGCGTATCGTTCGCGGTCGTCTCCGCGACCGCCTTGCGGTGTGCCTCGCCGACCTTCGGTCGGGCCGACTCGATGACCTCAAGGATCTTCCCGCCGCGACCGGCGTGCGTTACGAAATCGGTGCTGATGCCCTCGACGAGCTCGGTGATCACCTGACCCCGTTCGCCCTCGGCCTCCCCCGGCTCCGACTCGGCGTACGCCCGGATCGAGACACCGATCGAGTCCTTCATGTCGTCGAGGACGGGCCGATACAACGGGAACACCGACGCCTCGGCGACGAGCGCCTTGAGCCCCTCGTCATAGCGGGCGTCCTCGGACAGCACCGCCGCGAGATCGCGGACCGACCTCTCGGGTCGGTCATACTCCTCGGTCCGGGTCGGGTGGTCGAGGTACATGTGCAATCCCGTCGGGAACACGCTCGACTCGCCCGCGGCCTTGAGAACCTCGGCGGAGTAGTAGCCGGACGACCCCCACCCGGCGTCGATCAGCTTGATCAGGAACCGCCCCGGCTTGTCTGCGACGGGGGTCGCGGATGTCTTGACGGCTTCGCTGATCCGCTGCGGCATGGCAGGAGCGTAACCTAGCGCGCGTGCCTCGGAATGGAAACGGCGACGGAGCCGTGTCGCATGTGCACGACTGGTCGCCTGGTGAGGTGGTTCTCGGGGAGGGTGCGGAGCTGGTCGAGGTGTGTGTCGACGACGGGTGCGGGCAGGTTGCTTTCGTGCCGTCGGGCAACGGTTCCCGAGAACCGTTGCCGCCCCCGCGGGACTAGCTGCCCGATCCGGGCGGAATGACGCGGGCGTCGGGCCACGGCGGGTAGTGCGCAAGGCACCCGCACGACGCGCAGAGCGGCCCCCAAACCGGGTGCTGGCACAACCAGCAGTCGCCCTCGCGGCGATCCGGCCACGCAGCCCGGCAGGGCTCGCAAGTGATCGGCATGGACGGAGTGAGGGCATCGGTGCCCAGACCGTTCGGTGCGCCGCACAGGTGGTCGCCGGTGTAACGGTCGATGCCGTGCACAGGCGCGTCAATCTCGGCGGTGTGCTCGCTCACGACGTCGTCCGGTCCTTGGTGAGCACGTGGTACGGACCGCGCAACGGACGTTTCTGCAACCGCCCGACCAGCTCGATCACGACCCACCCTCCGTCGGCGGCGGGGTAGCGCTTGATCAGGTGCCGACGATGACCCGTCGCCCACATGACGACCCGCTCCCCGTGGGTGTCGAAGATCCGCTCAACGCGGGCACGTGACTGCCCCTCGTGGATCCGGTCGTACTCGTGGTCCGACACCGTCGGCGCACCGCCCGCGGCGAGAGCGACGGCCAGGACAGCCGCGGCGATCACGAGACGGCCTCGGTGGTGACCTCGACAACCGACCCCGACATGAGCCGCGCGAGCTGGTGCTCGTCGAGGTCGACGGCGACTCCGTTGCCGTCGCGGTCGGTGAGTCGGACCTCGGTCACGATCGGGCGGCGGGAGTCGCCTGGTTTCCTGTGTGACAGGGACAGGAGGTGCGTGTGCATGGCTGGTTCCTCTCGGGGGTGGCTGGTAGACCCACCCTACTTGAAACACTGTGAAACGCGCAAGGTTTCCCAGAAACGGCGACGCCCGCCCCCCTTCCTAGAGGGGGCGGGCGTCTCATCCTTGATCAACCCGACCGTGAAGACCAGATCCGATCACACCATCCGACGACCATGCTACCCCGACGGCACCGGCGCGGGCACCATCGAATCCCGCCAACCCCGAGTCATCCGACGCACCGACCACTCCGACATCGGCCACTCACCAGCCCGCCACAACGCGAGCCCCCGCGACCCGAGGATGTCCCGCTGCGCCGCGACCGGCAGACCCGCGAACCACTCCTCCGCGTCGACCATCCCCGACGGCTCCGGCTCCACCTCGTCACCATGCCCGACCGCGTCCCACGGCTTCACCGTCGGGAACCGTGCGCACCGTCCCTGTTGGTGGTCGATCGGACCCGGCTCCGACAGCTCATGGAAGCTGCCGTGTTGGGCGATGCACGACCGGCACGTCGTCGGCGTCAGGTGCGCGAGCCACGTCCACCCCGCCAACACTGACCGGTGTCGATCCTGTCCGTAATTCCCCGCCGCGCGGTTCGCGTCGAGGATCTCCGTCCGCGCGATCCCCAACGCCCGCGACAACCCGCCGTTGAACCCGCCCTCCGACCGCTTCACGATCCGGGCCGCGACCTCACGTGGACCCGACCCCACGGCCACACCTCGGACGAGCTCACGACGGACAGCGTCGTACGCCTGGTCCGACAGCTTCCATCGCGGCGACGTGATCCTGTCGGTCACCCGCTTCACGATCGCGTCGAGGGGGGCTTGCTCGACCCGCATCCCTGCGGGGAAGTGGAACCCGTCGGGGAGCTGCGCGGCGAGGATGTCGCGTTGCACTCCTGCGGCTGCGGCGACGACGTCGGGGAGGTCGCGGACGATCCGGATCCCGGCGTCGGCGGCGAGGGTGTCGAGCGCGGATCCGATGATCGCGAGGACGGTCGCGAGCCTTTCGGAGCGTGCGAACGCGGACCGGGGGATCCGGTCGCCGAGTTCGTACGCGCGGATGATGTCGACCAGGACGTCGCGTAGGTCGGGGGTCACCTCGTCCCATGCGAGCGCCCACGCGCGGACGAGGTCGCGGGTCTGCTGGTCGAGGATGCCGTCGAGGGCGCGGTCGTGTGCTAGTTGCAGCTCGACGGATTGGCTGGTGATCGGCATCCGGTCACGTCCCCGGCTGGTCGTCGACGTAGACGGCGTCGAGGACGGGGTCGCGGTGGGACAGGAACCACGTCACCGCGGTCGACAGCATGGCGGCGTGGTCGGGGACGGCGGGGAGCTCCGATTTCGCGTTGCACAGTCGACACGAGAGGGCGAGCCCGACAACGGTCGCGACCATCGGTTCGACCCGAGGAGCGTCGGCCACGTCACGACATGTCGGCGGCGGGATCCGCGCCGCGCCGGAACCGATCGACCGTCGCGTCACCAACCGACGTCGTCGGCGGCAGGAACTTCCCATCCTGGTCCGTCACCTGATCGACCCACTCGTCCGCGTCCCGCACCCCCAACGCCGCGAGGAGGAGCTGCACGATCAACAGGGGCGGCAACGTCTCCGTGTCGTCGGCTGTCGCGATCGCCTTGACGAGCACGTCGATCGGGGTGTCGGTCAGATCGGGCCAGTCGAACACCAACGTCCGCGGGGTGTCGCCGTCGAGGGTCACGACCTCCCGACCCCACTCGTCACGCCGGACAACCCCACGCAACGGACCTTGCGGCGCCTTGACCGCCTGGTCGATCACGTAGTCGAGGATCCTGCGGAGGAAGTCAGCGACGACGTCACGGCGCCCGTTCGCCATGTTCTCCGTCGGCTGGTCGAGCGTCTCCGCAGTCGCACGGTTCCCCGTCGTACCGGGGTCGGACAGGAGCATCGTCACCGGCACGTCGAGCCCCGCCGCGACCATCGCCGCGAGCGGTCGGAACGACTCGGAGTCGATCGTCGCGCCTGTCTTCGGGATCGCCTCGAGCTCACCACCGACACCGGTGAACGTCTGACCCACCGGACGCGCGTTCTCCCCCAACGACTCCGCGGTCCGGGGGCTCGCGACGTCGGTCGCCTGCCGTTGCCGGATCCGCGCCGCTGCGAGCTGGGTCGCGGACTTACTGCCACCGGTGAGCCGCCACGCGAACCGGGAAAGGGCCTTGATCAGCTTCGCCCAATCCTCGAGCCCTTCCTTGTACGCCTTCGCCCACGGGAGGGCGGCGAACACGTCGCCGACACCGAAGTCCCACTCCGGGAGGTCGTTGACCTTGAGGTGCGCGATCGGCGAATTCCACTCGATGTCGCCGTCCTTCTCGATGACACCCTTGGGGAACCCGAACGGCTTGCCGGTCGCGGTGTCGACGGTGAGCCGCTTCGCTCGCACGAGTGGCCGGTAGTCGATGTCGGGGTGATACGTCGTCGTCACTTCCCCGTTGCCGTCCGGGACGTCGCGTCGGTAGAACCACACGTCGGTCCGGTCCTCGGGGTTCTTGACGACCTGTTGCACCTCGGCGAACGGCACGACCCGCGGTTGCACCGTCCCGAACCGGGGCGCGGTGAACAGGGCGACGAACAGGTTTCCGTCGGTCGACGTCGCCCGTTCGTTCCGCTCCCGAGCTGCCGCCGACGTCAGCACCTTCCGCACGTCACGGTCGTCGAGGAACATCTGCACGATCGCGTTGACGTCCTGCTCCCCCTCGATCTTCCCGTTCGCTTTCGCGGTGATCGTGACCCCGCCGCCCCACACGTACGCGATCCGGAGGTTCACGCCTCGACGGATCAGGGGGTTCGCGACGACGTACGTGCGTCCGAGGGTGGAGTAGTGCCCGAGGGTCGACCGGGTCAGCTCGTTTCGGTTCGCGTCACCGAGGGGGGCCCACCCGCGGTCGTCGGCGGCGAGGGCGAGGTCGGCGAGGTTCTCCTCGAGGTACTCGACGGTCGACTCCGCGGCGCGGAGTGCTAGCCGGACCTCGGTGTCGGACATCCGCCACACCGTTTCCGCGATCGCGTCGTCGAGCTCCGACCCGATGGTCAGGTTGTCCAATACGCTCACGGGTGCGACCTCCGGTCGTTGTTGCGGGACAGGCTAGTACGGCGAGATCGAGAAACCCGCGAGCTCCTCGTCGAAGTCGTCGGCGGTGTAGATCGTCCCGTCGGACAGTAGCGGCATGATGACGAGCCGGTTCGCGGCCTGCGAGAACGCGTCGACGTCGTCGTCGTTCGCCCCATTCGGGAACGCCGCACACTCCTCGATGAACTCGTCGGCCCACGGCGCGAGCCGCGACTCCGGCAACCACACGTTGCCCGCCTCGACCAACGGCGCCACGGCGTACGCACGAGCGAGCTTCGACCCCGTCGGCTCCTCCGGCACGATCCCCGGAATCCGCCGATTGAGCGACGCGATCACCGCGGGACCGTTCGCCTTGTCCTCGATCAGCTTGAGCATCGCCTGCGGCCACTTCGCCGTAAGCGCCTCGATCGCGCGGACCGTGTCGGGGAACCCCATCCGACGGTGCACCCGGTCGACCAGGAACAGGTCAGCGCCACGGCGCAACCACACGTGACCGGCGACGTAGTCGGACGTCGCCTTGTCTTTGAACGCGAGGTCCCACGACTGTATGAGCTCGTCGAATTGCCCGATGATCACCCGCGACCCGTCGTCGCGTTCGAGCCACGGGACCTGCGAGTACCGGCGCCACCAACCACGCTCAAGGACGTCGCCAGCCTCCGCGGTCGGCCTGCCCTGGTACAACGCGTTCCACGTCCGCGACCCCACCCGACGCCGGATCGCCTGCCACTGTTCGACCGTCCGCCCACGCGCCGACACCAGGAACTCACCCGGCGCACGACCCAACGGATCCGGCTTCCCGTGCTCCGGGTCCGACTCGGGGAGCTGCGACGAGTCGACCGCCTGCGCCGGGATCCGCTTGACCTCCCACTCGTCGGCGTCCTCGGACTTGAGCAACCGTCCCGCGAGATCGTCGTCGTGCCACCGGGTCAGGATCAGCACCACCGACGCGCCGGGGGAGAGACGCGTCGACGCGACCGACTCCCACCAGTCCCACACGCGCTGCCGGTAGGTCGGGGAGTCGGCTTGCTGCCGGTCCTTGATCGGGTCGTCGATGATCAGCAAGTCGACCGCACGTCCGGTCAAGGCGCCGCCGATGCCCACCGAGTAGATCCCGCCGTCGTGTCCGGCGAGCTGCCACTCGGTCTGCGATGCGAGGTCGCGGCGGACCAGGAGCCCGAGCTCGGGGTGTTGCCCGATGTCGTCACGGACCGCGCGACCCCAACGACGAGCGACGCCCTGTTCGTACGACGCGATCGCGATCCGGCACTCGGGGTCGCGGTGGAGCTGCCACAACGGGAACCGTCGGGACGTCCGCTGCGACTTCCCTTCCTGCGGCGGCATGATCAGGATTCCGCGTCCGTCGGGGGTCGATGCGATGCGGACGAGGAACTCGTCGATCACGTCGAGCGCCGGGGTCTGGACCGTTGCGGGGTCGAGCTCGTGGGCGAGGTGTCCGGGGGTCGGCCACCGGGCGGCGACGTCGCCGGTCTGCATGTGCCGTTCGAGGTCGTCGATCCACGCACTCACGCCGGAACCCACTTCCCGGCGCGGACCCACCCGTGATCACCGCAGTCCGGACACACGATCGACGGGTCGACCGTGATCACGCCGGAGTCGTCCACGGTGACAGTGTGCCCACCCCACGTCAGCTCGGGCGCGCACACGATGACCCCGCGAGGGCCGCGGTCGCACCGGTGACGGAACCGGAACCACCCGCCCTCGGAGTCGTGGTCGAGGTCGATCGGCGGGGGGTAAGCGAGGATCGCGCGGTCGTCGTCGAGAACGTACACCGTCGACCACCCCGGCTCGACAACCGTCGCGAGAACGCGACCACTCACGGCGTCGCCCACTGACCAGCGATCGCGTCGAGCACATCGACCTCGCCGTCCCACTCCCGAACCACCGCTACCGACCACCACAACGGACCGCGGCCAGGAGACGACCGGTCATACCCACGACGCACGATCCCCAACCGCTCCCACCGGACCAGGAGGTGATACCCCCAACGGTCCACCTCGAGCGATTCCGCGACCACGTCGACACCACGCTCCGCGTGACACTCGACCAACGCCCACACCCGCGGACGTGACGAGGGCTGGTGGTACGCGTACCGGTGGTCCCACTCGGTCAACCGGGGACCGGCGCCGAGACACACCTCACGTGTCGTCAACGGGCGAGGAGCTTCTCGGAGGACGGCGAGGATCGCGTCGGAGCACGACAGCTCGCGGGGCGTCAGGGTCGTCGCGGGGTTCGCGATGTCGCTCACGACTTCACCTCCGCGGGGACTCGTCCGTGCGGCATGATCGACGGATCCGAGCAACACGGGTGAGCGAGCATCCCCGCGTCCTCGAGCCGCTTCGACATCCGCCCCCCGCATCCGGGACACCGTCGTTTCGCGGTGTTGCCGGGGTGGAAGTATCGGTGTTCGCGGCGCTGTCGTTCGTCCTTGGCTGCGCGAGCTTCGGGCCAGGTTGCCACGAGAGCGGCCCCCCTTCACGTTCGGTCGGCTGGTGGTTCGGGAGTCTACGCCGACCGATCCCCTCGACCCGGTCGATTCAGTGGGTGGCGGCGTACGCCGCGAGCAACAGACCGACGATTCCCGTCGCGTACCCGACCAACGCCGACAACCCCGCGCCCTTCCCCTGCGCCTGATACTGCGACGCCCGGAGCTCCTCGATCGCCGTCGTGATCGGCTGCAACGCCTGAGACAACGCCGTCCGGGTCGCGTCCGCGGTCGACGCGACTTGGTTCGCGAGGGTGATCTGTTGCGCGGCCTGCACCTCGGCGGCACGGTCACGGTTGGCGCCCTCGACGTCCCTGATCGCGTCGAGACGACGCGACTCGGCGAGTCGGAGTTTCTCGTCGTACTTGGCGCGGATGTCGGCGACGAGTTGCTGTTGCTTCGACCGGAGCTTCGCCTCACGGCGGACGGCCTTGGCTTCGGCTCGGCGTAGGTCGTCCTGACGTCGGTTGGCGGCGTCGACGAGGTCGAGGACGTTGCGGGTCGGGTCGAGGACGGCTCGGCCCGCGCTGTCGGTCGCGGCTCCCGCGGCGTCTGGACTCATGCGTCGACGGTACGCCGCGTCGGCGTGTTACGTGGGGAGTTGCTCGCGGATCGCGTGCTCGAGGTCGGCGTCGGGTCGCCATAGCCCGAGCATCCCGCGAGCGGGGACCGGCGTGCGGAGTGGACGAGGGTTCTCGACCAGGAGGTGCATCGTCCCTTCCTCCGCCCACGGCGAACCGCAACACCTCGACGACGCGGGACCGTGGACTCCGGTCAGGTCGACGACACCAATCACCGCGCCAAACGTGGTCGCGTTGTCGCAGAACCGTCGCAGCTCGTCGAACGTCGTCGACGCGCGGCACGCACGGCGGAACCCGAGCCCGACGATCGGCGACTCCCATGCGGGTGCGTCGAGTTCCTTCCCGGCGTGGATCGCGACCGGGCCGCGGTACGACCCGGCGATGTTCCGCGACCGGTTCTCGACGTCCTTCCCGCCGTGCACGATCGCCCACGCCCACGGCTGACGAACCGTCAACACCCTCACGACCGACGTCCCTTGCGGATGTGCCGGACCACCATGACCCCACACACCAGCACCCCGACATCGCACAACGCCGCGAGCACCAACGCCCCGACCAACACGAGTCGGCCCGTCATCCCGCGTGCCAATGCACGAGGAGGATCGACGGCTCGGACCCGACCTCGATCGGGTCGACCCTCAACCCCCAACCGAGTCCTACCCATAGTTCGTCGTCGTCAGGGTCGTCGGGATAGCGGCGCGCCTGCCGGATCGTCGCGACCGCGTCCTCCGGCGATGGTGCGGCGACGACTGCGGAGTCGAATCGGTCGTAGTCCCAATCGGCGTCGGCGATCGTCACGCGGTAGAGGTTCATCGCCACGCCTGCCGGATCACGATCAACACGACCACAACCACAAGCCCGACCGTCACCAACCCAATCACGACGACTCCCCCGACTCATGCATGATCCACCGCGCGATCTGCTCCGCGGTGTGCGGGTCGATCGTCGGCCAAATCGTCCGGACGAACCCGAGCGACCACGCGCGCTGACATTGCGTCGTGGTCAGCTTGGTCGAGTCGAGGGCGAGTCCGAGGTGCGAGAGCACGACCTCGGGTCGCTGGTGGTGAGTGGCTGGTGTGGTTGGCATGGCTGGTGTTCTCCCTGGGTTGGCTGGTCCGCTGATGCTACACCCGAACTACCCCCGCCGACGGAGCCTCTCGTCGATCCACCACGCCCCCGCGACCACCCCATCCGCGACAACGTCGATCGCCCACGACGCAACGACAGCGACCGCGTCGACCACCAGCACACGAGCAGCGAGCACCGACCGCGGGCGGATCATGCGCCGAGCTGCCTGTCGCACGTCGTACACAACCGGGCCAACGGCTCACCAGTGACGATCGACTCGACGACCACCGTCCGAGGGTGCCGACACTCGGGACCGCGGAGCCGGACTCGGCGGAGCTGCCGGTCGACGCGGAACACCACCGGGCACATCAGCAACCAGATCCCGCACATGATCAGGATCGTCACGACCGACCCCCGAGCATCCTGACGTCGGCGCCCCTGTCGAGGTCGCCACCGAGGAGCCGCTCACCACACGCCCCGAGACACAACACGGTCCCGTCGGGGTGACGTTCGACCAGCTCGTGCGCGCATCCGTCCGGGTCGTCGTCGATCAGCTTCCCGACCCACCGGCTCCCACACTCCGGGCACCGCCACGGCGCACCCGGCTCAAGGTCGTCGGGCGGGTGGCACAACGCACGCGCCGACCGGGCCTCGGCGATCGTGAGCCGCTCGACCGGCGTCAGCCGCGAGCCACGGACGGTCACGACGACGGCACCGTCGGGTCGGGGAGCGGATCAGGAAGCTCCGGAGGTGACGGCACGTCGTCGGGGTACGACGCGAGCCGCTCGAGGTGGATCCGACGCGGGACGGGTCCGATGACGAGGTGTCCGGAGTCGGGTCCGTAGACCTTGTCGATCGCGGCGAACGCCTCGTCGGCGGTGTCGTACTGGAAACAGTCGGGCGCGGGCCAGGTCGGATGATCGAGTCCGTACGGGTGGGGTGGTCGCGCACGTCGCGCGGCTGCGCGGGCGAGGAAGTCGGCGCGACGTTCGACGTTCTCGCCGATGACGAGCGAGTCTCCTGCGGCGACGGGGACGATCGCGACGAGCTCCTCGCCGCGGGCCGCGGTCACGATGCGCGTCCGATCATCGTCGCCGGATGCGCCGCCACACCCGGACAGTCGAACACCCACGCGACCTCGTCGACAGCGTCGTACCGGTCAATCTTGTGCGGCCCGTGGGCATCCCGCCGATCACACGGCCACCCGAACTCGTCGAGCCGGAGCTGTCGGTCGACCTCGTCGAGATCCTGTCGGACACCACTCGAGGTCGCCTCGTCCCACTGCCGACCCGCCAACGCCGTCACGATTCCGGCCCGTCAACGATCGCCCGGATCCGATCGACGATCGACTCCTCGGTCGGGTGGTCGAGAACGAACCGGATCCGGCTCCGCATCCTCGCGAGATTCCCGACCGCCTGGTCGGCGCGGTCAGCGCGTTCGTGAGACATCGGCTCACGGTGCCCGACCTTCGCCACGAACTCCCCTAACGGAACCCCCTTGTCGACCCGGATCGACTTCCCCGACAACCCCCGCACCGCGTCGGCCAAGTCCAGCACCGCCGCGCCGATCACGTACGCCGTCGTCTCCGACGCGTCGAGCTGGTGCAACGCACCCTCGGCAAGCTCCCGCGCGGTCACGGCCCAACCTCCACCCGCAGAACCGGAACCGTCGTGTCGAGCCCGTCATGCGACTCGCACATCAGGAACGGACGGTCGGTGTCGAAGTCCTCGATCCGGGCGTCGTCGTACCGGAACATCCGACCCACCGCGACGATCACCTCGTACGCCGACGCCTCGTGCACGTACGTCTCCGAGGTGAACAACGGCTCACCGTTCCCCCCGATGATCCGCACGTGCCACGGCTGCGGGTTCGGCACCGGGCGACGGTCGCGTCCCGACGCGTCGGTCGCCATGAGCTTCGGCTTGTGCACCACCTCGAACCGCGGCACCGGACGACGCTGCTCCTCGGTTCGCGTGTCCGCGAGGAACGGGTCACCGCCACCCGGAGTCGGGTACGCGGGTCCTCGGTTGGTTGGCTGGTCGGTCATGGCTGGTTCCCTTCGATTGGCTGGTCCGGTCAGTGTGCACCCGAGGTGCCGTCGTTGTCACGCATTCCGACGACCGCGGAGCGGGATGACGTTCGACAACGGCTCCCCCGACTCGACGTCGCGGAGCTGGTGCGCGCGAGCGTGCTCGACCATCGCGAGCACTGGAGGGCCGAGTTCGGGGTCCTCACGGAAAGCGGCGAGGTAGTCGGTCAGGAGGGAGGACGCGATCTCGTGTGGTCGCTGCCCGGTGAACGCGCACACCGCGAGGAGCAGGTCGACGTCGTCGATCCCGTTGACGCGGGCCGATGTCTTGAGGGTGTCGCGGGGCGTGGTCACGACTCGTCGTCCGTTCCGACGTCGGTGACCACGTGCACGGGACCGTCATCGTCATCGACGTCGACGGACTGCTCCGCCGCACGGAGTTTCGCGATCAACATCCGCGACACGTGGTCACGCAACGACGCCGCCTCACCGTCCACCGTCACCACCGGCGACAAGTCAACGTGTTCGGCGAGGAAGTCCATCGCGCCACCGAACGCGACAGCCATGAGTCGGACCTTGTCGGCCTCGAGCGCGAGACTCCGTTCCGCGATGCCGTGCTCGTGGTCGAGCCCGAGGAGCTTCGCACGTCGTTCCATGAGCCGGATGATCCGGTCGACGACCTTGAGTCGCGTCTCGATCTGTTTCTTGTCGTCGAGGAGGATCGCCCACAGGATCTCGCCCATACGGTCCAGCCGGGACGACTCGAGCTGCCGGACCTCCGCGGCTGGTTCGGCGTGCACCCGTGCCAGGGCGCGGGTGTAGATCTTGTGGGCCGACCCTCGATCGTAGAGCTGGACGTCGGGGTGCTCCGCGATCTTGGTGAACGACAAGTGTTGCTGCCGGAGTTCGAGGACCTTCGCCTCGAGGGCGAGCTGCTCGGGTGTCGGGATCCGCTTCCGCGACACGATCGTCGTGTTCCCCATGTTCAGGCCCCCTGGTGGTTCTGGGCGAGCATCGACAACGCGACGACGAGGGGGAACGCGACGACGGCCAGGAGGATAAACCAGTCCCGGTCACGCATCGGAGCTCACCGCCTCGGGGTTCGGGTCGGGGCGAAGGGCGGCGCGGATTGCTTTGGAGATGCCGACCATGCCGGGTCGGCGGGCCTCGTCCCACTCGTCCGCCAGCGCCTCGACCCTTGCGAGTGCTGCGGCCTGGTCGCCCAGGTTGGTGAGCGGCCCCGATTCACGTTCTAGGGCTGCTATGCCGATGCTCACCAGCCCCGCATAGTGAGCTCGGGTCGCCATGCCGCCATCGCGGACCAAGCGCCACACGTAGCCGTACCGGTCAACCACATGCTCGATGGGCATCCCCACATCCGGCGGAACGAACTCCGTGGTCAGTCCGCCCATCTCGCCGCTCACACTCGCGAACCGTTCTCGTCGTGGTACGGGTCGCACTCGTCGCACCATGTCAGGGCACCAGGGATAGCAGCCCCACATCCCGCGCACTTCCGGTCGCCCGTCTCGCCGCTCACGACCGTGCCGCACGCGCTACACCGCCCGAACATCACCTCGCCAGACGGGTGACCACACACGGCGTTCGGCTCGCTCACTTCGCGTTCTCCTCGTGTAGCTCGGGAGCCTGCAACGAGAACCCCACCCGAGTCCGACCCGACCCACGATCGAAAACCGCCTCGACCGGCCACATCAACTCGCCCATGTAGTTCGGCCCCATCGGCTCAAGGTGACGAGCAGCGACGAACGGGACCACGTTGCCGGAGTAGTTCGCCCATCCGGTCGGACGGCGGTCGTCGGGTGTGGTGAAGCTGTCGGGGGTGGTGGCTGGTGTGGTCATGGCTGGTGGCTCCTGTCGGTGGTGCGGGCTGGTGGTGGTGAGGTTAGCAGGGTGTGTCCGGGTGTGTCTGCTGGGTGGTTGTGTCGGGTTCCTGATGGGCGTGTTTTGTACCAAGGTCTGTAGCAGGTTTGTGCCGGGGTTTGTGTCAGGTGGGGGGTTGGGACGAGGTGGTCCCGAAAGGGTGGTTTTTTGAAACGTTGGGAAACATGGCTTGACGTGTCAGTTCGACCTCGTCCCCGTAGGGAGGGGGACGGGGGGACGAGCTCGAACGGTGACGTCGTCCCGTTTCAGGGGACGAGGTGGGGACGAGCTGGGACGAGGTGGTGTGGTTGGGTCGTCGGGTGGGGTTTTCCATAGGGTTATCCACAGGCTGTCGGGTCATCAGAATGGCGGTTCGTCAGTGTCGGGTGGGAGCTCGAACGGGTCGTCGGGCTGGTCGGCGTCGGGGTCGTCGGTGTGGGTGTCGCCGGTGGTGGCTGGTCCGGGGGTGTCGTCCTCGTCGTCGAGGAAGGGGCGGATCGAGACGTGTTCGATCTTGCCGCGGTCGCCCTTCCTGGTGGTGACGTACTCCTCGAGGGTGAGCTGTTCGAGGGCGAGCCGGATGACGGTTGCTTTGCCGGAGATCGCGGTTTCGATCGCGGCCTTGGATGCGCCGGGGTTGGCGGCGATGTACCGGCTGACTTTGGTCATGAGGTGGGTGGGGCGGAACACGTCGCCGTCGCCGGTGCCGCGGTCGGGGATGGAGAGGTGTGCGTCGAGGACGTTGCCGTCGACGGATGCGTCGAGGACGAATTGCCCGATCACTTTCCCGTGTCCGACGGCGTTCTCGCGGACGTGACCGGGCCTGTCTTTGGCGATGATGATCTGCGCGATCCCGCGGGCGCCGCGGGCGAATTCGGCGTGTTTGCGGACGAGGTATGCGGCGCCGTCGATCCCGGCGAGCTTGTGTTGTGCGCCGATCGCGAACCTTGCTTGGTTGTCCTTGTCTTTCGCGAGGTGGTCGATCAGGACGACGGCGGGTCCGTGGTCGGCGATCCATCGGGGGAGGAGGGCTTGGAAGGTGGCGGAGTCGGCGTTGCTGTTGAGGTCGAGTCCGTGGGTGGTCATGGCTTCGGTGACGCCGTCGACGATGACGAGTTTTCTGCCGACGAGGGCTGGTTCGAGGTGGTGTCGTCCGGGGTCGTCGAGGGGTCGGTCGGGGCGGACGTAGGCGAATTGGTCGGTGATCTGTTGGGGGGTGGCGCCGAGGGCGAGGAGTCGTGCGACGACGCGGTCGGCGCGGTCTTCGAAGTCGATCATGGTGACCTTGTGGCCCTTGTCGAGTTCTTGTCGGGCGGCGTGGAGGACGAGCCACGTTTTCCCGGACTCGGGTTCTCCGGCGACGGTGTGTACGGACTGGTCGTAGAACAGGCAGACGCCGTCGGTGCGGGCGAGCATGGTGGGTGGGGGGTCGAGCATGTCGCCGTCGAGGACGGGTCCGAGGTTGACGGGTGACCAGGAGGTGAGGGTGGTCGAGGTGGGTCCGTATTCGGTGACGGCTTGGTCGAGGGTGGTGTAGGTCTGATCGAGGATCGAGTCGAGCTGGGTGAGGTCGCCGGTTCGGGCGAGGTTGGAGAGCTGGATCCCGGTGCGTTCGAGGAGTCGTCGGCGGCTGGTGGTGCGGACGATGTGGGCGTAGGACTCGGCGGCTCCGGCGTGGGTGAGTGTGGCTCCGGCGTGGAGGTCGTGGATGGTGATCGCGTTGTCGGGGAGCCTGGTCAGGTTCCCGGTGGCGCGGAGGGCGTCGACGACGGTGACGGGGTCGACGGGTTGTCCTGCGGCGTGGAGGGCGACGATCGTGTCGTGGATCAGCTCGTGCGCGGGTTCGTGGTAGTTGGCGCCGTGGACGATCGCGGTCGCGGCTGGGATGCACGCGGACGGGTTGACCAGGAGGGCGCCGAGGAGGGCGCGTTCGGCGGCGAGGTCGGCGAGTGCTGGGCGGGCGTTGCGGTCGCTGTCGAGTGGTCCGGTGGGTGTGGAGTCGCGGGGGACGCCGTTCGTGGCTCCTAGGGCGGTTTCTGTGAGCCCTGCGGCGTGATTGGGGGTGGGGGTGGTGTCGTATTCGGGGTCGAATGGGGGTGCGTCGCTGGTGTGCGGCTGGTCGGGCACGCTGGGTTCCTTCCCCCGATGTGGTGCGGTGCTGGTGTGGCTGGGTTGTGGGCCGCGCGGACGGGTGACGTGTCAGGGAAGACACAGACCACCGAGCAAGCGTCAGGCGAGCTCGGGTGTCGTGGAGTCGGACCCGTCCGCGCGGTGTCTCGGTGAGGCTACGCCTCGTCGGCGTCGGACGGGTCAGGTTCGCCGCCGTCGCCCTCGTCGGCGGTGGCGCCGAGTGCGTACGCCGCGTGAGGTGTCGCCGGTTCGCCGAGCCCGCAGACCTCACACGTGCCGTTCTCGTTGGCGGCGTCGGTGGGGAGGAACGGGTGCGGCTTGTGGGCGTCGCCTCGAGCGAGGACGTCGTCGACCTTCGGTTCGATCCGCTGGTCGTCGAGGAGATCGCCTTGGTCCTCGAGGGACCGTTCGTAGTGGAACGACCGGACCAGCTCGCGGACGTACTCGGCGGGGTTGAGCCCGTTCGCGAGGGTCATGTCGGGGGCGACTTCAATGTCGTCGATCACGTAGTCGACGCCGCCGCCTCCGCCCTCGAGGTCGTCGTGTGTGGTGACGGCTCGGAGGGATGCGACGATCATCAGGTTCCCGCCGTGGTTGCGGTGGTGTTTCCCGATGATCTGTTCGGTGACGCCGGTCCCGCTGAGTCCCTTGGATCGGATCTTGCCGGTGTAGTCGGCGGTCATCACATGCCCCGACCGTCGGCGAGGACGTTCGCGTCGAGCTGCTCGTCGTCGTCGATCTCGAGGGTCGGATCGGGGCCGGTCTGCCGCTGCGGGAGTGCGGGGTCGCTCGCGAGGAAGGCGCGTCGGGCCTTGAGCGGTTCGAGCTCCGCCTCGAGATCCTTGACGAGCTTCCGCGCGGTGGCGAGCTTCCCCTCGGTCCGCTTGACCTTGCGGTCGGCGACGCCGAGAGCCTCCTCCGCTCGCTCGCGTTCTGTCTTCGGTGTGGGTGTCACGATGCTTGTGCCTCCTGTCGAGTCGCCCGGTCGACACCGGGCCGGTTGTTTGCGTTGAGCGACGCGATCGTCGCGGCTCCGCCGTAGCGGCGGAGGTACTTGTCGAGCGCCTTGACGCTCGGGAACCCGAGTCGGGGTGCGGCGTCATAGATTGCGACGCCGGTGCGGGCTAGGAACTCGGCGTCTTCTCGGACGGCTCGGGCGCGGGCTTGTGCGGCGCGGCGTTGTTCGAGCTGGTAGCCGTTGGCGGGCATGGCTGGTCGTCCTTTCAGAACAGGGGCGGGTCGTCGTGGGTGGTGTCCGCCGTCCCGGCGCCAGCTTCCCCACTGGTTGACGGGACGGCGGAGTCGGTGGCGGCGTCGGGCATGACGAGGATGTCGACGCCGGGGTGTTCGCCGAGGTGGCAGTAACGCTTGTGTGCGGTCAGGAGCACGACTTGCGAGTCGTCGGCGTAGACGCCGGTCGCGGTGAGTGAGTCGAGGACGGCGCGGGCGAGCTTGTCGACGTCGGGTGCCTTGACGTGGTGGCGGTTCGCGGTCGCCTTGAGGATCGAGGAGTTTCGTCCGGACCCGTAGTCGGAGGTTGGGCGGTCGAATCGGAATCGGAGTTCGACGCCGACGCCGGAGGGTTTCTCGATGCGCTGCCAGTCGTACGGCATCGCGTCGAGGACGGCGGACTTGACGTCGCCGCGCCAGTCGGCGAGGTTCCCTTTCCGGGCGTCGACGACGACGGCGCGTGCGTTGCCGCCGTCCTTGCCCTTGACGACGAACGCGCGTTTCGATCCCTGCGGGCGGGGGATGCCGCGGACCGTGACGGAGAGGCTGGTCGGCATGGCTGGTTCTCCTGGCTGGTTGGCTGGGTCAAGTGATTGTGTCACTACTCGGCGAGCGCGTCACGCGCCTCGTCGACGACGCGCTCGAGCCGTTCGAGCTTGAGTCGGAGTCGGGCGAGTAGGTAGGCGCCGTGTCCGGGCATTCCGTGGGCGTAGCAGTCGGTCGCGCGTTCGACGTGTTCGCTGATTAGGAACTCGATCGCGTAGTCGACGGCGTCGGCGCTTTCGGTGACGTGGCGGGGGTCGGAGGAGGACGGGCGCCAGCATCGGCGGCACCGCTGGTCAACGGGCACGAGCTCGACGTCGAACAGGATGTGATCGCCGGTCAGGGCGATCCCGCACAACGACGCGGACGACGGCTCGAGGATGCGGTGCGCCTTGCCGGAGCCCTGCATGGCGGCGTAGGTCGTCACGAGCGGACCTCCGCGGGAAGGGTGGTCAGGTACGGCCACCCGCGGTCGTAGTCGCCGTCGAGCTTCCCCTGTTGGCGGTGGTACGCCTCGAGCCCTTCGATCTGCTCGCGCTTCCATTGGATCTGCGCGAGGTGCAACGCCTTGAGCGTCATCCCCCGGAACTTGTCAGGATGCGCGGCGATGATCTTCGGCCACAACCGGACCGCGGCGAGGGCGTCGGAGCTGGACTCGTGTGCGTTGTCGAGGGGTACGCCGTAGAGGGCGGCGAGGTCGACGAGCTTCCGGGAGCCTTTGCGGTACTTGTCGGCGTGCCGGTCGAGAACGAACGGGTCGACGACGGGTGCGACCATGCGTCGCCCGCCGAGTTGTCCGGGCACACTCCACACCAGGGATCCGGCGGTCCGTCGCCGGATCGTCGTCGCCTCGAGGACGGTGAAGTCGTACGACGCGTTCATCGCTGCGACGGGGAACCGCCGTTCGAGCCACGCGGCGAGCTTCTCGGTCACCTCGGCGAGAACCTCGTCGATCGGCTGCCCATGCTCGAGGGCGTGTTCGGTGGTGATCCCGTGGATCGCTGCCGCCTCGTCCGGGATGACCCACCCGTCGGGGCGGATCAGCCACTCATACGCGACCGGCTCCTCCCCTGGTTTGCATCGGACGAGGGACGCGGTCACGGGCCATGCGTCGAGGGGGTTCGGGCTGTTCGTCTCGAGGTCGAACCCGAGACACGGCCACCGACCCCAATCATCGGCGTACGTCATCGCGTCGACTCCCGCAGGAACTCGGCATACGCCGTGAGCTCGGCGGCGGTCGCGTCGGTCGCGATCTTCCCACCCGACGGGGGCCACGCGGCGAACCCGTCCTCGAGGTCGCCGAGGGTCATCCCGAGTGTGCCGCCGAGGGGCATGACGACGTCGCGCCACACCGCGTCAGCGTCCCCGTCTTCGACGATGTCGGCGTCGACGATCCCGTCCTCGTCCGGCACGACGGGC